GGCGAAGGCCAGGGCGAAGGCCAGGGCGAAGGCCAGGGCGAGGGCTCCGGCGAGGGCTCCGGCGAGGGCTCCGGCAAGGGCTCCGGCAAGGGCTCCGGCGAGAGCGAGGGCGCTCCGACTGGCCAAGGCTCGGGCTCGGGCATTGCCACCGATGTGAACCTGACAAAGACCATCGTTGCGATCGCCGAGCGCGCCGGTATCTCAAAGCGGGATATCGGCCACGACGGGACAACACGGCTCAACACGATGCAGAGCCGCGCTGTCCCGGTCCCGCCAATGACCGGCGCCGGGAGCTATGCGAACAGCATGGCCGCACAAGAGTTGGATCGGCGCCTGCCACGCAACGCGGTGCTGTCGGGGCAAATCGGCCGTTTGCTGGTCGCGGAGGAAACCCGCCGCGTCACCCATCGCGAAACCGCGGGGCGGCTGGATCGCCGCGCCCTGGCCAGGATGCGGACCGGCGCCGTCGACGTCTTCTCGCGGCGGGAGGATACCCCCGGCGTCGATACCGCGCTGTTGATCCTGGTCGACGGTTCCAGTTCGATGTGCTTGGGACTGGTCGTCCGGGGACGCGGCGGCCAGCTGATCCAGAGCGGGACCAGCCGCATGGACATGGCCCTGACGACCGCATGGCATATCGCCAAGGCCGCAGAGTTGGCCGGCGCAAAGGTCTGCATCGCCGTGTTCCGCACCTCGCCCCGGCGCGGCCTGGACGCGGATTTGTGGGTTGTCAAAGACTGGCACGTTCAAGCCCGCGACTGCGCTGCGGCGCTGGCCGGCATGGTCGGCGTTGGGGGAACCCCGCTGTCCGCGTCGATCCTGAAAGGCGCCGACATGCTGGCCGGCGTCGCCGCCGCGACCCGCCGCATCATGATGGTTGTCACTGACGGGGACTGTGACTTCGGTCCGGAGGCGGTAACCAAGGCCTGTACTCTGGCCGCCGACGATGGCGTGGAAGTGGTCGGGATCGGCATGGACTGCGACAGCGTCACGCAGGCGTTTCCGCCGCGCTACAGCGTCAACGTCAAAGACCTGCGTCAGCTGGCCGAGGCCGGCTTAGGCGTGCTGGTCGCGATGTTGGAGGATGCCAGCCCGCACGCCGCGGATTAGCCCCTGGGAGCGCCGCTGAGAAGCGGGAGCGGGTTTGGGCTAGAGGGATAGCCCCGAACCCGTTCCGCCCCTCTGGCGGGCTTCCTAGAGGCTGCTAGACCTATCGGCCGGCATGGGTGATCCCAGCCGGCCTTTGGGCTGCCGGCATCCCCGCTGGCTCCGACACAACCGAGGAACACCACATGGCAGAGTTTCTGATCCGCGCTACCGTTTGGGTTTACCGGGAGTTTGAGACCATGGAGGAGGCCCAGGCCTGGGCCGATGACCATACGGTCTTTGAGCTTCTGGAAACCGGCGAGGCCAGCGATATGACCGTGCATTGGCACTCGCCCGGCGAGACGAGCGCCCCATGACCAAAGCATCCGTACTGCGCTGGCTCCTGATAGGCGGGGCAGCCTTGGCCGCCGCGGCCATAGCCGACAACCTCGCGGACCTGATCGTCAGCAAATACGAGCACGAGGGCGCCCACAACGCCATCATTGCACTGGGCGCCTTCGCCGGGTTCTGGTTCGCCTATACCGGGCGTTTGGCGCGCCTGTTCCGCAAGGTCGCATGATGACCGGCGAACGCCGCGTGCATCTCGCCCGCGATCCGCTCGGGCTGACTGCGTGCGGGCTTGTCGCCCGGGGCCGCAACAGCCGCCCGCGATGGACTATGCCGCCGCCAGCAACCCCCCGGTGCTGGCGGTGCGCCGCGTGCCGCCGCGTGCTGCGGGCCGGCGACCGGCGCCGCGCCCTCGCCTTGGCGCGATGACCGGGAGGGACCAGGGGCGCCGCCTGCCGTTTTTCGAGCGACCTGGATATGTCGGGGCCGATGGCACGCTCGTACGCCAATGCCGACGACATCATCCCAAAAGGCCGGGGGGCCGGGGGCCATCGCCATACTTCGGTTTTTCGGCCGGCGCATCCCCATACTTCGGTTTTCAGGGCTTTCGCGGCGATCGCCTTTTGAACTTCGCGCCGATTGCCGCGATAATCTCACGGGACCGAGCCTTGCCCTCGCGTTCCTGGCGCTCACGGAAATACTGGTACGGCAGCTTTAATGCCGCGGACAGGGCTTCCTTGTCCGCGGCCGAGCCCAGGCGGTCAATCCGTCGTATGGCCGCAACCACTTCCGCCATCGGGATGAGCTTCTCTCTGGTCATTTTGTTGTGTCCGCCACCGAGACGACGTAGATACACGGGGGATAATGCTTTTTTTTACACAACCAACCTTTCATTTCTAAACTTTTTTGACTTTTACCCGCGCGCGCGTAGTATCTACAACGTCCGCCCTATCGGTACAGCCCGCGATGGTTCATCGCCACCTTCGCATCTTCAATCCGTTGTGTCTCTAACAACGTGCGTGCGGCGAACTGACCCTGCAGCCCGGGGCGCACCACCCAAGCGTTGTTGATCGCGGCATAAGGGCTTTCCGCTTTCAGCCAGCCGCCGATCACCAGCAGGAAGACCGCGTCCTGGATTTCCTTCAAGGTGCGCAGCTGTTTGCACGGCGCCACGTCCGCGCGCAGCCGACCGGCGGTGACCCGCTTCATCGGATGCCGCAGCAGAAAACTCCCGATTGCCTGGGCGGTCTTCTCGGCTGAGCCGGCCAGCTCGGCGTAGAAGATTTCGGCATGATCGAGAAGAAACCCGGTGTAGCGTCTGGCCCGCAGCACCGTGTCGTGCGGGACCACCGGGTCCCCGCCGCCGTCGATCAGATGCAGGACCAGCGCCACCCTCGCGTGCAGCCCATGTAATTTGCTCAGAAAGCCTCCATACCCGACACCCACGTCCGGCTGCTGCGCCATCCCCGCGCCCAAACCCTCGGTATCCCGGATCAGGTCCTCGCCGGCCGCCTCGACCGTGTAGTCCCCGGCCCCCAATGCCAGGAGCCGCTCGATCGTCGTTTCGATCGGGCTTGTATCCGGCGGCGCCGCTCTCTTGCTCTGATCGCTCTCGCTCTGGGGCTGGCGCATCATCACGGTCCCGAACCGGGACAGCATCCCGTCGCCGGTCAGCGCCTTGAACTCCTCGGCCAAGCGGTTTGGCTGGATGCCGCCGATAATCGACAGGCCGCACTCGGCGATCGTCGTGGTCCTGGTCATCCGGCCGATCGTTGTCGGGCCGCCTTCGTAGAACTCCAGGAAGTTGGCCCGCGCCGCGGCGCCGGCGCCGGTCTGGTAGCGGGCAAAATCAAACAGCCCGGCCAGCTCGTCCCGCAGATAGAGCAATCCCCGCGGGTTCCACGACATCCACTCCTGCAGCTTTTCGATCGTCGTGTCGGCGGCGAGGAGCACCTCCACCCGGGGCGCCGGCAGCTGCCGCCGCTGTGGTCCCGGCAGCGAGTTCCAGATGTTCAGGTCCTGGACATGCCGGGCCATCCGTGTCGCGTTGAGGTCGCGCAGCCGGCGCGTGACATGGTTCAGGATCGCCGTCTTGCGCATCCCGGGATCGGCGACCAGCATCAGCCACAGGATCGGCGCCACGACCCAGTTGGAGCCTGCGTAGGGGACCAGCCGGCTGCGCTTGTCGGCCGCGCCCGAGGCCGCGGTCATCAGCGCCGCACCGAGCGCCCCGAGGTCCAGCCTGTCCCCCTCTGCCAGCTCGGCGAGGGTATCCTCGACGACCCCGGGGAAAATCCCGCCCGGCCACTCCGGCGGCACCTTCTGGGACCACAGGTCGATCGCCTGGTCCCCAGCCGAGATCACGCTCGCAAAGGTGACCGCCGCCGGGTCGACCGGCTCGAAGTCGAAGAACGCCACCGTCTTGTGGCCTTCCTGGCGCAGGACTTTATCCAGCTCCTCGCGGAACTCGGCCTGGTCACGGCGCTCGCAGTGAAAGCAGTGGAACCAGCCCTTTTGTCCCGGGACCGCCGGGACGTACTCGGCGCCGGTCAGGGGCCTGGTCGGGCCGTGGTTTGATACCCAGGGACACCGGATGGTGGCCGCCCAGTATTTGTCCGATGTGATTTTATCTCCAAGGATATACCCAGCGGCTTCCAGGGCCTGGTACACCGGGTCTTGTCCCAGGACCACATCGTCGGGTTTGGCCCCGTCGCCCGCCTTTCCCCGGTCCGTCGTGCTCAGCCTGGTGATGTCGCCGATCTGGTCCGCGATGTGTATCCAGTCGACCCGCCGGATCATCAGCCGAGGGATGACCCCTGTCAGCGTGACCTTCCAGCCCTTTGGTCCCCATTGCTGGATCTGCGCCGCCTTGGTGTTGAAGCCGACAGGTAACCTTCGCCAGGCGACCGGGTTGGTCAGGTTGTCTGCCCCGCCCAGGGCTTTATCGAGCTGCGTCAGTATCCCCTTGACCCAGGCCAGGTCGGTTTCCGGTTCGAGCTTCCAGCCGACCTGGCAGTTGCCCGGGCTGGTCTCGATGACATAGGTCGGCCCGGTCCCCAGGAGTTTTTCGACATCCGTCAGCCGGACCTTGGTCCCGATGTCGTCGATGATGACCACGTTGAGCTGACGGAAATGCTCGACGTGCCGGGGCTGGCCGGGGGCCAGGAGGCTGGGACAAAAATAAGTGTTCCCCGCATCGAAGTTGGGATTACCCAGGACCTGGCCGGCGGGCCACCCGTTCCAGTCTTCACGGGGAGCGTTCGGGTCGGCGGGATCGCGGGTGAAGCTCGTCACCAGGACCTGGTCCCACTGGTCCCCGAACAGGAGTTCGAGGAGCTTCTGGTTGGTCACCCCAAACGGGTGCCGGTTGGCGGGTATCACAAAGGGCACAACTCGGGTGTCGCCAGAAGTCATGACGCTGGGTTCCTTCGCGATGATGGTGGATCGAGGGGAAGGCGGGTGTCGGTGCGTGTCGTGCGCTGGTGTCTCGTGTGACACTCGCGCGACACCGAGCTTGCGCCGGAAAAACCGGCTTGGCAAGACCGGCTCGATGCGCCATATCTTGGGTCGACGCCCTCGGGTGTTCCTCTCGTGCGGGGGTGGTGCCCCGCTCGGCGATGGGCTAGGCCTCGTGTCGGAGGTTAAAGAAAGGCGCCAGTTTTGCTGGCGCCTTTCCTATTACCGATCGCGGCGCGCGATGAGGTCCAGGCGCACCCACCGGCTGTCGGTGTTATTTGGGGGGTCAGGACACCGCCGACTGGTCCTGTCTCTCGATCTCGATCGCCGCCAAGTCCAGCCGGTCCGCGAGCTGCATCAGCCAGCGGTCTATATCGTGTGCGCCCTCGGTCGGGACCATCGCCATACTTCGGAGCTGTTCGGCTGCCCGGCGCAGATCGTGCGGCTTGTCTTCCATCGGACGGTCCCCTCTCCCCTGGTTGAGCCTTACGCTTTGAACACTCGCTTGAGGTGGTCCGGCGTCAGGTGCAGGTAGTTCGCCTCCACCGTCGCCATCGTGTCGCCCATGCCCTGGGCGATGTCATATAGCGGGCTGCCCTCCATCGCCCGCAGCGAGCCCCAGGTGTGCCGCATAACGTGCGGCGTGACCCACGGCACCCCGATCGAGGACGCGAACCGGGCGAAGGCCTTGGCGATGTGGGCGGTGCCCACGACGCGCCCCTGGGCGCGGCCGGCGGCGTCCTTGGGGGCGCGCAGCCATGCCTCTTTGAGGACCGGCATCAGGCGCTTGGCGATCGGCACCCGCACCCGGCGCTTCTTGGTGAGCCTCTGGCCGGGGGTCTGGAAGTCGATCATCCCCATGCCAAGATCGACGCGGTCCCAGGTCAGCTCCATGATCGCCGAGCGCCGCGCCGCGGTGTCCAGCCCGATCGCCGTGAAGAGGCTGACCCGGTAGGCGGCGTCGGCCTCCAGATGGGCTTGCGCCGGCCACCGGGTCCGCTCGCCGTAGCGTTGCGCCTCGGCCCAGAACCACGGTTCCTGGATCTGATCGAGGAACCTTTGTCTTGGCGGTCCCGATGCCGGGATCACCCCCTTAAACACCGGGATGTCGTCGCGCGAGATTTGTTTACGGTCGGCCGCCCATATCAAGACCGTTCGGAGGGCACCTAACTCCCGACGAACGGTCCCGGATGCCGCCATCCGGTTCTGCGCGTAGTCGGCGATGTCCAGCTGGTCGGCCGGCAGGCGGCCCAATATGCGCCGGACATGCGCCAGGACGTTGCGGCCGGTGGTCGCCTTACCCTCTTTCTCCGCCGCCGCCAGCCACCGCTGGCACAGCTGCTCGATGGTCGGCGTCTGCGCCGATGTCAGCGCCGCGGCTTGGGCGCGGGCGTCGGCGCAGAACGCATCGAGGTAAGCCTCAGCCTCCGTGCGGTCCGCCGTGCGGCAGCTGCAGCGTTTGGTGAGGTAAAGGGCGTCGGTGGCGTCGGTCCACCAGACTTCCCAGTAGCCTTGCTTGTTTTGCCTGAGACGGATCGAGCGGTAGGTTCCGATGTCCGTCTTGTTCTGTTTTGCAGCCACTTTTGAAAATCTCCTTCCGGTATCAAGACCGGCCGTCCGGGCAAAAAAGGCAGCCCGGCCGCACGTCTTAAGCGTGCGATGGTTGGGACAGAGCAACGCAGCACAGCCGCGGCTTCCTGCTGCGTCAGGTACTTCATGAAGCGTGGTTGTGGTTGACGATGACGTCGCCCGGTGCGGGCTGGCTAAGGTCGTTGGAAGGTGCGGGATCGGTCTTGGACCACAGGGTCATTAAAAGGTTTATCGCCTCTTGGGCCTGAGCGCGGTCGATAACGACATCTATCGAGCCGCGCAGCCGGATCTTGTTCGGAGACTGGGGGACCGGGATCAGCTGCAGGATACCCGGCGAGCTGGACGAGGATGATTTCGGGGCGCGCGGTCCCGGGTTGCCTTCGCTCTCTGGCATTGCCAGCTGCTCGACGGGGATGCCCAGCGCCTCGGCCAGCTTGCGCAGGTTCTCGGGCTCCGGGTAGGACCGCCCGGACAGATAATGCCCGATCCGGTCCCGGTTGCGCGCCACGTCGTAGTTGCGGCGATCCTTTTTTGTCCCCCAAATCCGCCGGGCGACTTCGGAGGCGTTAAGACCCTGCTCCTTCATGGCCGCCGCCAGCTGTTCGGCAAAGTGTTGGTAAAGGACACTTTTGCCGCCGCCTGCGACCCAACTGACGGCGCCTGTGACAACTTTTTGTTGGGTGCGGGTCCGTGCATTGCGTTGCTCCGGCGGCGCAACAGACGCCAAAGTGGGGGTTACGCGGGCATCTTGCGCACGCCCGGCGCTGGTCTCAAGCCCTTTTTTGATGTCTACGGTATCATCTGGATCAGCTTGGTCGGGGATCATGGGGTCACGCTCCATTGCCAACAAGTTGTTGTTTCCCCTTAATATCGGTTGATTTTAAGGGGTTAACGGGAGCGTTCATATCACAACTTGTTGGGCAACACAACAAACTGTGTTGTGTCCCCGACAGGGACCCCTAGCGATCCGCGTCTGGCGCGCACCTGCTATGACAATCCGTTGTGTCTAGGGTTAACAACGGATTGACTAGCCCTGGGTAGGTTTGAGCGGATTGCATACAATATGATGTGTTTGGCCAAACCACAGGGTTGACGCGGGTGACAACCTGTCGCAGCCTCAGTTTGGTCGAACCGAACCGAACAGGAGGCCCCCGCCAAATGGTCAAGCTCGACGTTTCCCATGTTTTCCGTGTTTTTGGCGGTCCCAAGGGACTTTTGGAGTGTCTCGATCGACACCAACCCGACCACGGTCTAACCTACCCGACCGTCCAGATGTGGTTGCAGCGTCGTTCGATCCCTACAAAAATGGTTATGGCGGTCCTGTACTCTGCCGAGCGGGAAGGACACTGCTGCACCGAGTTCATGATCGACGATGAGGAGCTGAGCGACGACGAGCCCTAAAGCCCCCGACACACCCCCGAGGAGCACCCCCATGCGCCGCCCCAACCTTCGCGTGGTCGAGAGGACCAGCTACTATCGCTTCCAGGACGAGGTCGACCCGGATCTTGCCTATATCTGCGAGCACATCCTGAAATCCGGCTTGTCCCCGGCCGAGATCGTCGACGACATCGAGCGGCTCTCCGATGGCCAGGTCCGCATGAACTACCTCACCCTGTGGCGGTGGCTCGAAGGCAAGGTCAAGCACCCGCGCAACCACTCGATCGTCTGGGTCGGCCGCGCCCTGGGGATGGAGCGCGAGTGGGTGGAGAGGGCAAAACCATGATCGAGTTCGACTGCGTCGAGTGCGGCCGGCACATCATCTCGCTCGGCAACGACTTCATCCAGCGGACGCACCCCAACACCTGCGCCGCCTGTTTCAGTCTGCCGGGGTGGTTCCGCGACCCCGAGCTGTGCCGCCGCCTCGACCCCGACATGCAAGTGAAACCGCCCAAACCAAACTAGAAGGGACCGCTGATGTTCCCGCTGTCGCGCCGCAAGGACCTGGAAACCGACGAGAAGAAAGCTCAGGCAGACTGGGTGCCGGGCTGGAACCCGCACCTGGACATTTGGCACTGTATGAGTTCGATCGCCCGCAACCAGGAGCGGCTGGCGCGGAACCAGTCGCGCATGATGACCGTGATCCTGTGGTTTATGGTGGCCTTCCTGCTGAACCTGGGGTCGCTTTGGTGGACCATCTTGTCCCGTGGCTAAGGGTCCCGGAAAGTACGACGACCTTGCCACCTATGTCCGCGAAAGCGCCGACGCGACAGCGGTTGTCGTGATCGTTGTCAGCGGGAGCAAGGGCAGCGGCTTCTCGGTGCAGGCCGCGGCCGATTTCCTCCCGGCCTTGCCGGCCCTGCTGCGCCATCTCGCGGACAACATCGAGCAAGGACTGGGATGAACGTCCTGGGGGTTGACCCCGGCGCCACCGGCGCCTTTGCCTTGTACGAGAGCGAGCTGGATTTGCTCCTTGTCGGGGATATGCCCAGCGGCGTCGTCAACGGGCGGCGACAGGTCAACGAAGCCGCACTGGCCGGCATCCTGCGGAGCTTCCAGCCCGATGTTGCGTGGATCGAGCGGGTCCACGCGATGCCCAAGCAGGGGGTCACCAGCGCCTTCAGCTTTGGCGTCAGCTACGGGATCGTCCGCGGCATCCTGGTGGCCCTGAAAGTGCCGACCAACCTGGTGACCCCCAACGAGTGGAAGCGTCACTTTCGGTTGGGCTCGTCCAAGGACGAGGCCCGCATCATCGCCAGCCGGCAGTTCCCCGAGCTGGCGAACCGCTTTGATCTTAAGAAGGATCACGGCCGGGCCGAGGCGGCGCTGATCGCGTTGTTCGGCGCCCAGCAACACGCATGACGTGGACCTGGTTACCGGCTCTCGCGGTCAGCCTGGGGCTCTGGGCGCTTATCATCTGGCTGATTTTGTTGGCTGTGTAGTCCTGTTGTCCCGTGTTGTCTTTTGTCTCTTGACACGCCGCGCGACAACGCTCCAAATTAGCCCCGGTCAAACCAAAGGACTGTTGAGAAATCAACAGCTTGTTGGGAGGGGGCTTTTTTGTCCGACACACCGGCACCACAACTTCGCGACTATCAAGACCAAGGCGTAGACTGGATCATCCGGCGGTTTCAGGAGGACAACAAAGCTGTCCTGCTGGCCGACGAAGCCGGTCTCGGTAAAACCCTCCAGGCCCTGCAAGTCGCCGTCGACCTCACCGCCGCCAGCATCCTGGTGATTTGTCCCGCCGGGGCGCGGCGCGTCTGGCTGCACGAGATCATCAAATGGTTCCCGGGCTGGTCCCGCTGGGTGGTCCTCCTGGAGCCCGGCGCGAAGCTCCGCCCGGAGAGGCTGGCATCGGCGGACCCGATCTTTCTGATCGTCGGCTACGACGAGTTGTCCAACTCCAGCTCGAACGTCGCGTCCCAGCTGCAGGGCCGGTCCTGGGACCTCCTGGTGATCGACGAGGCCCACTACCTCAAGAACCCGTCCAACCGGACCTACGCCGTTTATGGCAAGCGCGGTTCGGACGAAGGCGTCCAGTCGTCGGCCGGCAAGGTCTTGTTAATGACCGGGACCCCGACCCCCAACCACGCCGGCGAGCTGTGGCAGCACTACCGGACTTTCTGGCCCGGGGTGTTCGAGCGGCGGCTGTCCCAGGACCAGTTCGAGGAACGCTTCACCCGCTACCGGGACACCGTCTTCGGCCGCCAGGTGATCGGCTCGAAGAACCAGGACGCTCTCCGCCAGGCGCTCGGCCCGGTGATCCTGCGTCGCCGCAAGGACGAGGTCCTCGACGAGCTGCCGCCGCTCCAGCTGCAGGACATCCCGCTCGCTCCGGTCCCGCATTGGCGGGACAGGCTGAGCTTCGAGAGCCGGACCGTGGTGGCTAAGCTCGGCTGGGTCGAGAGCGGTGACGAGCATCTGCTCGCCGCGATGCGCAACCCCGAGGCCAAGGTCGCGACGATGCGGCGCGAGCTAGGCGAACTCAAGGTCCCGTCGACCTGCCTGTGGGTCCAGGAACGGATGGAGAGCACCGAGAAGCTCCTGATCTTCGCCTGGCACCGCTCAGTCATCGAAGCCCTCCGGGAGGGCCTCCTGGAGTTCAATCCGGAGGTCGTCACCGGCGACACGCCGCCCCAGGCGCGGGCCTTGGCGGTCGAAACCTTTCAGACAGACCCGCAGGTCGGGGTCTTTATCGGCCAGATCCTTGCTGCCGGGACCGCGATCACCCTGACCGCCGCCAGCGAGGTCGCGATCGTCGAGCCCAGCTGGGTCCCCGGCGAGAACGTCCAGGCGATCTGCCGGGCGCACCGGCTGGGCCAGCGCGACAGCGTCCTGGCCAGCTTCCTCTACCTGCCCAACACGCTCGACGAGCGGATCATGCAGGTCTTCCGCCGCAAGGCTTCCGAAATTGCCGAACTCCAAGGAGAGAAATGATGCAGGCGACTATCAACTTCGACCTGACCGACGCCGTCGATCGGGGGTTCTTCCTGACAATGCTGGGACAACTGGGCGTGCCGGGCACTAGCGCCCTGACCGGCGCCCTGACCGGCGCTTTGATCTCGGCAGCTGAGACAGCCGAGACTACCTCCGCCGCCGACATGCAGAAGAAGGTCAACCAGCAGGCCGCCGCGGCCAAGGCCCGCGCCGCCAAGGCCGCAAAGACGTCGCCCACCCCGGTCGAAGATGTCCTGGGACCAGCCGAACCCCCGCCCGAAGCCAACGGCGCCGGCGACCAGGTCGATGATCTGGGCCTGATCGACCCCAGCATGTCCCCGGCCGAGGCCAAGGAGCAGGGGCTCGTCCTGGTGCGCGAAGTCTACGCCGCCGGCAAGGTCGCCGAGGTCAAGGCGCTCCAGAAAGAGTGGCAGGTCGCCAAGTTCTACGATGTGCCCGACGCGAAGGGCCACGAGTTCTTCGCGCGCGTGATGAAGATGGCGGTCGAGACCGGCATCCGCAAATGACCGAGCCGGCCCACTCGCTCCTGGGTGCGTCCTCTGCGCACCGCTGGCTCAGCTGCCCGGGCAGCTTCAAGCTCTCGCAGTCGGCGCCGCACCGTCCGGCTTCGATCTATGCCGCGACCGGGACCCTGGCGCACGAGTTCATCGAGCAGCAGACCAAGAGCCAGGGCTTCTCGCGGCTGCCGGTGGGCGAGCTGGGCCAAACCTACCAGCGCGACGGGCACTCGATCACGGTCGATCGGGAGCTGATCGACGGCGTCAACCGGATGCTCGACTACCTGTTTGACGCGGCGGTCTCGGCCGACTGGGTCGACATCGAGTTCCGGGTGGATTTGGCCGGCTATTTCCCCGAACCGCCGCCG